AAATTTCAGCTTCTCCTTCAATTCTAACTGAAACACTGTGAATTGAACCTTCCAGCTCTGCTGCTGATAAGATGACTTTGAAACGGTTATCGTAATCCGACGCAACCCACAGAGCTTCGGTTTGGTAATCGCCGTCTCCGATATGGCGATCATCGCACTCTTCAAGAGAGAACTCGTCTGCGGCTATCTCGACGATTAACGCTTCGTCACCGCCTTGTTCTTCAAGCTTTAGTTTCTCATCTTCGTTCAAAAGCTCTACCGGGATGCTTACTTCAACGCTGCCTGTAACCTTCATGGGGTGTCCTTTAACAAGGTGAAAGATGACTACAAAATAAGATAATTCTAATATTAAGGTTACTTAGAGATTTTCAAGGGGACAGATGTACTACCATCATATTCTTTTAAATATGAGCCATAGTGGCGAAAAAGCATCTCCGGCCCCTTATGCCCCATCTGCCCAGCAAGCCAGAAAAGGTTTGCGCCCTGGCTGATGTGGCGTGTCGCGAATGTATGCCGAGTCTGGTATGGGTTTCGGTATCTGATCCCTGCTTTGCGTAATGTTGGCACCCATGCTTTTTTACGGATCGCATCTGCGCTGGCCCACGGCTTATTCGTTTTGGGATCCTCGAATATCGTCGCATCTTTCATGAAAGTGAAAGTTTTCTGATTCGCCAGCACAGCCATTGCCACATCGTTAAGTTCTACTTTGCGTGTGCCCGCCTTTGTTTTGGTTCCCTTAATAACACCTACCACACTCGCGTTCTGTACGTGCGCCGTCTTCCCGATGAAGTCGATATCGCGCCAGCGCAACGCGCATAATTCCGAGCTACGCAACCCCGTCTGGATAGCGAACATAAACAAGTTTTCCCATTGCTTATTACCGGCAGAAGAGAGGAGGGCATCAACTTCTGCAGGTGAAAGTGGATCGACAATATAGTCGCTATCAGCAGTCGATTTGTCGCTTTGATAGCGGGATGCCGTTACCAGAGATACCGGGTTGAGTTGTAGCACTCCATCTGTGACAGCCTCATCAAGCGCTGACCGCAAAAAAGAGAGTTGGTTACGAATCGTCTTTAATGTGGTGGTTCGACTTTGGATCCATACTTTCATTGCCGCCGGCGTAAGTTCGCTTGCCGGAAGTGAATGCAGTGCAGCCAGCGCGCTACGGCATTTTTTATAACCGCCAATAGTTGATGGGGAAAGTTTTCGTGTTTCGCAGATGTCGATGTATTCATCCAGATACTTTTTTACTGTCTTCCCTGCAGCCACATTCCCAAATAATTTTAAGCGAGCGGATCGCGGGAAATACTCTGCGTAAACGAATGTTCCACGCTCTATTTTATTATGGATTTCGCCGAGGGTTCGCTCGGCGTATTTAAGATTCTTACTGTTCACTTCAAGATTAGAAAGGGGCTCCCTGCATTTAACCCCTCTATAGGTGAAAGTGATATTGATAGTTTCGCCCTGACTATGCTTTCTGATAGTCACGCCGCGCGGTAGTTTTGGCGACTCTGCCTTGCCCATTTAGCAACCTCACTAAGATCAATCCATCTTTCCTTAACGCCTTCCACCTTCAGCACCTGAACACCTTCAAACCAGACACCGCGTTGCACCCGTTTATTAATGGCTTCGAGGGTCTCTCCGGTTTCTTTGCAATAAGTCGAGATCGGAACACAATCGAGGTTCAGCATAATTCCTCCACTTCACCGGCTGCACCCGGTCACTCTTTAAAGATACAGGTCCCGCAACCATTGCGGGCCCAGTCAAAACAAATACCGCATCGATTTACTTTTTTACTTCCTGCGCCTCCTGCTGGGGTGCTGCTGCGAAATGTTCAACACCTTTTGCCCATATTTCTTTGATGCTTGTCCAACTGACAGGCACTGTAATTTCAATTCGCCCGCTTCCGTCGCATGTTTCGCATTCATCATCGCCAAAGCACTCAGGGCAGCTTATGAACTTGGTTTCTGAAAACTCACCGGATAGCGCACCCTTTGCGCCATTCTCTGCCGTCAGCTTGCTCGGCACCAGTGCATAACCATCAGGTACCGCCTGCTGCATAATTTTCTCATACTCAGCAATCTGCGGGGCATACGGCAACTCATCACGCTGCTCTGTCGGCCCAACGGCGGCGCGGTACTGCTTTAGCTCGCGGGCAATAGCCTCTGCTTCTGATGCGGGGATCATCACATTGGCATCCTGACCATACGTTTCACGCCATGATTTGATTATGTTCAGGCGCTCATCTGATACGCGTTCGTTGATTGCACTCATTTCTCACCACCTTTCTTCATCTTCTTCTTCCCAGCGCTGGCGCTCAGCATCAATGCACGGTTTACACACTTCATAAACTCGACCATAGCTTCCTTCTTCGATATCCCTGTGTGGGTAAAGGTAGTCCGCTTGCTTTCTGCACCAATCGCATTGTCCCGAGTAGTCGGCTTCACGGGATTCACGCAGATATTCATCGTGGCATTCCTGGCACATATCGCAGTATTCACAACCAAACGAATCTGTTTCCCCCTGAACGCGTATAACGGCATCGCGTTCAGGGTGCGAATCGCATTTAGTACCTGCCGCTACACCCGTAGAATGGCCCGGAAGTGTTGAGACCGGACCGTTGCTAATATCAGCCATCACTCTCCCTTCACTTCGCATTTGATGCCAGCGGCGCGCTCAGCCTCGCTTTGCTCCCAAAACCACTGATGAAGCGCCATAAGCTCTTCGTCAAGCGGGGCATATTTACGGTCGAAATATGCCTGCGCATCTTTCTCCGCCTCGTCAGGTAGCTCGCCAGGGCCAAACAGTGTGTTATAAATCCACGCCAAACCATTTTTGGCGTCGCCAGTTCCCTGCCATTCGATTATTGCAGCCTGCATAACAAGAATGTTTTTACCGATTAACAGGTCCAGTTCTTTGTAACGATTGCGAATGTACTCGTTTTCCCGCTGCGCACTCTCCACCGCCTCTACCAGCGCCTCGACGGTTGATGCCGCTTGTAGTGCGTAATCTGTAATGACCAGTTCGTGCTCAATCTCGGTGCCGTTTTCGCTCGTGGACGTGATAGCGAAATAATCCGAGTCGATTTCGTTATCAGCTAAATGCCGGAGCGTATCAGCAACGAGTTGACCGTTGGCGATCAGTAGTTCGGTTGTGTTCATGCTGCGTGCTCCTCGGACTGATATTTTTCAAACCAGAAAACGACCGGCTTGTCGATTACCACGACCAGGCCAAAGCGTTCTGCGGTGCGGAAGTTGACAGATGTTTTAAGGGCGCGGCCAGCCTGAAATGATATCTGTCTGCGGAATTCTTCGACGTCGAAAACGGACTTGAAGAGATTGCAAGGAGCGCATGACGGAAATAAATTGCTAAGGGTGTCATGCTGAGGCCGGAAAACATCGCCGGTCTGCTTTAACTTCCATTTCCCCTGCTGCCGGGCCTGTTCGTCAATCTCCAATTTCCGGTATACAGCTTCAACATGGTCAGCGTGCCAGCCCTTTTCCGGCAATTCGCAACCGCAATAGGCGCAGCGGCCACCAAATTTCATGCGCAATTCTGCGCGCTGAGTTTTGTTAAGTTTCACAACGCACCTCCATCGCTTTTACCGCGCAGTTGGGCGGCGAAACCGTTACACAGTTCGGCAGCGTCTTGCAGCACCAGCCTGGCTTCTTCGTGCAGACTCTGAGCGTACTGTCTCAGGTATTCACCAGCGCTCTCTACGCCCTGCGCCTGCACTTCAGCCAGGAATGCGTCGGTCTCTTTGAAAGGGTTTTCAGCGTTGACGTCGCGGGATACATACATGTTCACTTCTGACACATAATCCAGAGGTACTGAAGCGTAGATATATTCGTCTTCCTCGTTGACAAACTCTCCGTGGTTCTCGCTGATATCGGTCAACAGGCGAAGCATCTGCCCATTCTCCGAAGCAAGCACATCACGAATTTTCAGGGATTCACACAGCGCGGACTTAGTTACATCCAGCCGTGATGCCAACTCAGTCACGAGTTCCCCAGAGGCTTTCGGAAGGTAACGTGCTGCATGATGTGCAGCTCCAATAAGCTGTTTCGTTGTTAATCGGGCCGATGCTTTATCTGTTAAATCTGGCTCATGTAATTTCTTATTCACGCTTGTTCTCCGTTATTACGCGCTGCACCGCGCTTGATTTTTGGTTGAGCGAATCCCTCGCCAGGTTACGATAATTGAAGTGGTTTCGCTTAAGTAAATTCTCTCTCCAGAGGTGCTTAGTGCAACTGGGTGCTCCATCGTTATTATGCTATCTTGTTAAATAGCTACTAAGATAGGTAGTGAGTAGCTATTTAACTACAGCAATCAATAGGGTAATCTGGATATCCTAATGCATTTATTTTTAAGGTTTTTTGTGGCTAGAGAAAAATTAAAAATTCCATTCGATACCAACAAAAACTATTACAATGGAATTCGTGGTGTTTTGAGCGGTATCGTTTGCTCTATGATCGGTGTTTATATTACCGGTCTATTTAGCGGAGCTATTAACGTTGCACAGATTTTTGAAATGCCAATAGTAATTATCAGTGGTTGGGTCGCTTTATGTGCTTTTTTGTGGGCGATATCATATATATTTGAAGATAGGGTTATATGCACATTTGGTCGTAACTGGGATTGTCCCAGAATAGCGAACATTTTTTTATTTTTGCTTTACATAATGATTGGTGTCTTTTGTTCACTTATATTCGAGGCTTTTCTTAAGGGTAATGCCTCCCGCTCCTTATATATTTCAATGGCGGGTTTTTTAGTTTTATTACGACTCTTTTGTTTCTTCAGCATTAAGAACTATGCTCAAGTACAAAGCAAATCTCTTGATGAAAATAACCATGCCAAATAACCTATATTAATAGGATATCCAGATTGTTAAAGAGCGAAGCGTCCGATGGGCGCTTTTTTGTTGCCTGCGAATCATCCGGTCATTCATACGACACCAGCGGCTACTTCGTGGGCGTCCTGCCTGTTCACTGCAGATAATGAAAATCTAAAATAACTTAGATTAAAGGTCAAGCAGGAAATCTAAATTAATTTAGTTTCCTGAGGGGAGGGGTTACTTGCGGCGCATCATCCGGCGATGTTCGACAACAACACCGATTATTGTGATCTTTTCTTTTGCGGAGTTACGGACGGCATAATCTTCATTCAGTGGAACTAATTCAAAAATTTCTTCCCCATCGTCACTTATGCCTCGCGCGCGGTATTTTTTAAAAGTCGCCTCGTCGCTGCCGTTCTTGGCAACAACATAATCGCCAGGACCGGGCGGTATCTCTGGGTCAACAATGATTATGTCGCCCTCAACAAAATCCGGCTCCATAGATTTACCTTTGACCCTCAGAGCGAAGGTCGAATAGGAGTGAAATTCAGACGTCAAAATATACTCCACCGTTCCATCAAGGTTTCTGGCGTCACACTCAGGTGACCAAGCTCCGGCTTGGACATAGCTTATGATAGGTATCTGCAGTGCGTTAATGTGGGCGGGTCCTATGTTGGCTTCATCTTCTGTGCCATACAAAAGAAAGCCTTCGCTGACACCCAGATATTGAGCCAGTCGGGTGAGGGAAATTCCACCAGGTACGTTCAAATCCCTTTCCCAATAACCTACCGTAACATCTGAAACACCAAGGGCCTTACCAAGCTGACCTTGAGTGAGTTTTCGTTGCTTTCTTAACGTCCTTAAACGCGTACCTAATGTTCCCACGATCTAAACCTTCGTTGATGAAACCTAAGTTATCTTAGTTTTTATTGACCTAAAAAAATTAGATAATAATATCTAAATATTCTTAGGAGGACGTTATGACTACGACTGATCTTGAGCAGTACTTCGGCTCGCCAAACAAGGCTGCTGAATTTTTTGGAGTATCGCCCGAAGCGTTTTATCAGTGGCGCACGCGCCCTGGACAACTGATTCCAAAAGGCCGCGCAGCAGAAGCTGCAGCACGAACTAATGGGAAGCTCAAATTTGACGCTTCGCTTTATCAGAAAAGTAACGAAAGGGCGGCTTAGCCGTAACCACAGTAAGAAGGGGTTAACCGTGGATCAGAAGCACTGGCAAGTCGAAAAACAGCCCGCGTGGCTGGTGGCTGCCATCAAAAAAACTATCTCATGCCTGCCGGGTGGTTACGCCGAAGCGGCTGAATGGCTTGGTGTAACCGAGAACGCTTTGTTTAACCGGCTGCGCACTGACGGCGATCAGATTTTCCCGATGGGCTGGGCGATGGTTCTCCAGCAGGCCAGCGGTACCAAGCACATCGCCGATGCGGTTTCACGTCATTCGAACAGCGTGAACGTGCCGCTGGTGGAAATCGAGCAGGTCGATAACGCCGACATTAACGATCGCCTGATGGAGTCCATCGAATGGATTGGCCGTCATTCCCAATTCATCCGCAAAGCGACAGAGGACGGGGTGATTGACCAGGCAGAACGGGAACAGATCGAAGAGAACAGCTATCAGGTCATGACGAAGTGGCAGGAGCATTTAACGCTGCTGTATCGCGTTTTCTGTACGCCAGAAAATAGTGACGCCCGCGAGTGTGCAGCTCCGGGGCGCCGTGGCGTGTCGTAATCAGTGGAGAACTAACGCATGAACAGTTTAACGGCTTATCGCCGCTTACCGCAACTGCGGATGATCCCGGTGCCGGGCGTTCCGTTGTTTCGGTATGAGCGCAGATTATCAAACCGCTGGGTTCCGTGTAACCACAGTCGGGCGGCCGCAATCGTGGGGGTCTACTACCGGAGGGTAAAAGCCATATGCGAGAGCTTAACCGATGGTTCCGGGACCATTACGGCGTGCCCGTCAAAGTTATCCGCTGGGAGCCTGAAACCCGCCGCGTTATCTATCTGCGGGAAGGTTACGAGCATGGAGAGTGCTTCAGTCCGCTCGAGCAATTCCAGCGCAAGTTCAGGGAAATAGTCGATCATGAGCACTAAATTAAGCAGCTACGTGTGGGACGGCTGCGCGGCGTCGGGCATGAAGTTATCCAGTGTGGCCATCATGGCTCGCCTGGCCGATTTCAGCAGCGACGAAGGCGTTTGCTGGCCTTCGATAGAAACCATTGCGCGCCAGCTCGGGGCCGGGCCAAGCACTGTCCGTACGGCGATCGCCAAACTGGAGAAAGACGGCTGGCTTTCACGTACTCAGCGCCGCCAGGGCAACCGCAACGCCTCCAATATTTACCAGCTTAATGTGGCAAAGCTTCAGGCGGCCGCATTGTCTCACCTGTCAGATTCTGACACGTCAAAAACTGACGCATCAAAATCTGACCCGTCAAAATTTGAGGCATCAGAATCCAGCAATAACGGTGCTTTTGACCCGTCAGAATCTGGCGGGGATCCGTCAGTAAATTCAAAACATGATCCATCAGATAAAAAACCTTCCTGTCAGGTTGCTGAGCAACCCGACCCTGCAGTGGTAATCACTGACCAGGCGAAACAGGTTTTATCTCACCTGAACAAGACCACCGGATCCCGGTACCAGGTCTGCAAATCATCTCTGGAAAACATCCGTGCCCGCCTGGCGGATGGGTTTACACCTGAGGAACTGTTACTTGTCGTGGATTACAGCGTCGAGAAGTGGGGCTCTGACCTGAAAATGGCCGAGTACCTCCGCCCGTCCACGCTCTTCCTGCCGAGCAAGTTCCCGGGCTATCTGCAGTCGGCAAGTAAGTGGGATTCCGCCGGGCGACCGGCACGCGATACATGGGGCCAGCGCGGCAAGCTTCCTGATTCAGCGGTGTTCCGTTCGAGTCACCATGACGTGGCGTACACCATTCCGGAGGGCTTCCGCGGATGAGCATCGCATCGAAAGTTTTGCAGTATGTCTTTGAGAACCCGGGCTGCAATTATCGCGAAATTGCCAAAGCCATGCCGGGAACCAACACCAGCACTATCAATCGCTGTCTTGGCCGTTTTTATGAGGAGGGGAAGTTACGCCGGGATTTTCAGGAATCGACGCTGACTTACTACCCGTCTAACCAAACCCTGGCAGAAACGCTTTCAGAGGAAGACCTCCGGACCCTGACCGGGCTGGAAAACCGGGCGCAGCAGCTGGAAGCGCAGGGACTTTATTTCCGCGCCGCATCGGTCTGGCTTAAAGCGTTTGATATGGCGATTAGTAGTACAGATCGGAATCGTTATGTTTCGCGCCGGGCCTTGTGCCTCAGGCATGCAGGAAATTTTATGACACCGGAAGGACGGTGCTATCTCGCTGGCCGTTATGTAGGGGAAGAATAATGCCAAATAAATACTGCCGTGAGCTTGCCGATCTGCGTAGCCAGCCAGTGCATGAACTGAAGGAAGTTGGCGATCAGTGGCGTACACCTGAAAACATTTTCTGGGGTATCAATTCGATGTTTGGCCCGCTGGTGCTGGACCTGTTCAGCGACGGAGAGAACAGCAAATGCGAGGCGTATTACACCGCCGAGGATAACGCCCTGACGCAGGACTGGTCAGAACGCCTGGCGGAACTTAACGGTGCCGCATTTGGGAATCCACCCTACAGCCGCGCCAGCCAACATGAAGAACATTACATCACCGGCATGCGTTACATCATGCAGCACGCCAGTGCAATGCGCGAGAAGGGTGGTCGTTATGTTTTCCTGATTAAGGCTGCTACCAGTGAGGTGTGGTGGCCGGAGGACGCCGATCACATCGCGTTTATCCGCGGGCGTATCGGTTTCGATCTGCCGACGTGGTTTGTACCGAAGGATGAAAAGCAGGTGCCGTCCGGCGCGTTCTTTGCCGGTGCTGTTGCTGTTTTCGATAAGAACTGGCGCGGCCCGGCTATGAGTTATGTCAGCCGCAAGGATCTGGAAGCTCGCGGCGATGCATTCCTGTCGCAGATCCGCCGTGAAGCTGAGCGGCTCGCCGGGCTGTTAGCACCACAAAAAGAACCGCAAAATATTCCTGAAATTATTCCGGAAGCCGTCGGGCCTGTCGAAGATAACCCGCCATCTTCAGCTGAACCGGAAATCCCACTGACCAAAAAAGACATTATTGAAAAAAGCGGATTTAACTTCTGGGCGTGTGCATGTGCCGCGTTCGGCGACAAAGAAGAATACACGTTCTCCGAATCCCGCTTCGCGCATACCTGGGCAGCTGATTCAGTAGCAAATCCTGAATTTATCATCGTACCGACGGAAACGATCGGCAAAGCACTGGCTCTGATTAAAGAGAATGCCGATCAGCAGCAGGTTATCGCCTGGCTGGATCAGCAGAGTTTTGAACATGACGGCATCCGTAATGACATGCAGGACCGGCTGTTGATACTGGCATCAGAGGTTATTGCCGAATATGGCCTTACCGCAGCAGATATTACGCAGACCCTGGAATCCATTCCCAGCCATCACTGGCACAATATTCGCTCCCTGCGGATTCGCTTCCGGCTACTGATGGAAGCGCGAAAAGCGGAGGCATCAGCATGCTGAAACTGACAGTGCGACAACAGGAAGTATTAGATCTGATTATCGATTACATCGCTGATCATGGATTCCCGCCAACCATTTATGAGCTGGCTGGCCTGATGGGCTGCCGTTCGCCGAATGCGGCTAATGATCACCTTCGTGCGCTGCAGCGTAAGGGTGCCATCACCATTCATCCGGGAGTATCACGGGGTATCTCGGTTAACAGTCAGAGTGCAGAGGATGAGGCGGTTAATCTGGTTCGTTCGCTGCTTAATGGAGATGAGCATGCCAGGGAAAATGCCGTCGCCTTTCTCGAAATGCGTGGGGTTGAGCTATGAAGCTGACCCTGCCATTTCCGCCGAGCGTAAACACTTACTGGCGCGCCCCGAACAGGGGGCCGCTGGCTGGTCGCCACCTTATCAGCGCTGCCGGGCGTAAATATCAGAGTGACGCTTGTGCTGCCATCATCGAGCAATTGCGTCGTCTGCCGAAACCGTCAACCACACCCGCGGCGGTCGCAATAATCCTTTTCCCTCCGGATCAGCGCCGCCGTGATCTGGATAACTACAACAAAGCGCTGTTTGACGCGCTAACACATGCGGGCGTCTGGGAGGACGACAGCCAGGTAAAACGCATGCTGGTGGAGTGGGGGCCAGTGGTACCGAAGGGCAAAGTAGAAATCACGATCAGTTCATTTAACCCGGCGGGTGCAGCCGCCTGAACAGTGGAGAACAGCATGCAACAGTTAATGGTCATTGATGGTGTAACAGTGCGGCGCGACAGTCAGGGGCGGTATTGCCTGAACGATCTGCATCACGCAGCTGGTGGAGAGGAACGGCACAAACCGGGTAATTTTCTTCGGATGGAGTCAACACGGGAGCTTTGCGCGGAAATTGACCGTTGCTCAGATGTGAGCATCGGTTGTATTGAGTCGATTCGCGGTGGAGCAGCGCAGGGAACGTATGTTTCCCGCGAAGTGGTATTTGCATATGCCATGTGGATCAGCCCCGTATTCAACCTGAAGGTGATCCGCACGTTTGATGCGGCGGTAAATCAACCCCAGAAAATCAGCCCCAGCCAGGCGGCTGACAAGATGCAGGCGGGCGTGATCCTGCTCGGCTTTATGCGCAAAGAGCTGAACCTGTCGAATTCCTCAGTGCTGGGCGCCTGCCAGAAGCTACAGGAAGCGGTCGGGCTGCCGAACCTGGCACCGCAGTATGCCATCGATGCGCCGGCAGATGCTCAGGACGGGAGCAGCAGGCCAACACAGTCTCTCAGCGCGTTGCTGAAAGCCAACAG